CGTTTTGAGTTATTTGCAGAATGTGGCTAGAAGTGAGCCTGCAGATTTCTTTAGCAACGCTTCGGCAGTCATGCAGCTAAAGGATCGTAGTTTCACTAACTATGCGTGGACTAATACCATGCGATACAACTTTGTTGCTTACCCTGCAACGGCCACGCTTATCAGTAACGATAACTTGTTTACAGGCTGGAGTTTGATAGGTTCACCTACTACAGCGATTTCTAGCTTGTATGGTGGACAGTTGTGGCGTGGTGGAACTGTTGTTGACCCTGATGTCCCTGCAGACTCTATTGTTGGATTTGAATACAAAGACATCAACCCTGGCAGATACAACGAAACAGGTTTGACCTACACTTTTGCAGGTTCACTTAGGGGCGTTTCAGGTACATACAACATCAGTGCGTTTCTGCTTGATAACACTGGGGCTGTAACTGATTCAACTGCGATAACTGTTTCTTCAACTGCAACAACACAATGGGTGAACTATCAGACATCTTTGACAGCTGCAGGTTCTTCAGTTGGTGGAGTGCAGTTTGTCGCTAACGTTACTGGTGGAACAAGTTTCACTGTGTATGGTGATGGTTTTATTGTTGAGCCTGCAGGTACTAGCGTGAACTATTTTGACGGAACTTATAACCCTTATACTTCTTCGGCTGCAACAGCGTATGAAGTTGCTTGGAGTGGCGATGTTTATGCGAGCCAGTCAGGTCTGTTGACAAGCGTTTCTTCTGCAATAACTGCCCCTACAATGCTTACTTTTGCTGATGCTAACAGCCAGGGGACAGCCTACGGTAACGGTACAGGTATTCCATTCACTGATCTAGAAGTTGTTTACGCTTCAGAGCAGTTGTATAACAAAGTTCAGGTTGTAGGTGTCAATGCTACGGCTGTGGTTGAAGATACTGATAGTCAGTTGCTTTATGGGTTGCGTGGGTACGGTCAGACAGATAACCTAACGACTTCTACAACTAAGCCTGCACAGATTGCTTCAGCGTTTCTAGGTGAGTTCCGTCTGCCAGAGTATCGGGCTAATCAGTTGACTGTAGCGTTAGAGTCTTTAGGTTCAGCGGTACAAACATCTGTTCTAGGTATAGACATTAGAGATGTTGTTAGGGTTTGTTTTCAACCGTCAGCTCAGGGCGGTGTTGTAGATAAGTATTATCAGGTGCTCGGTGTAAACGCTAACGTTGATGTTGAACGTGATGCTGTAACCCTAAATCTTGCTTCGTTAGATAACTTATCTTTTAGACTTGACTCGCCTTATCTTGGTGTCTTGGACACAGGTATTTTGGCATAGTAAAATAAGGGTTTAGGAGAATAATTATGGCTGCAACTAAAGTGTTTACTATTGGCGAAGTTTTGACTGCTAGTGATCTAAATGACAATTTCAGCAAACTACCTTTTGCGACTTCAGCGTTCAGCTACACTCAGGTTGCTACTTTAGCCCCTAACGTTTCTGGTACTGCTGTGGCTGTAGTGTTTCCTGCTTCTAGGTTTAGTGTTGCCCCGATTGTGACTGTTTCAACTAACTCACCTTATCTAACTGCTTTTGTGTCTGCTATTGGTGCAGGTACAGCAACTATCAACTGCAGAAACAACGGTGACACTACTTCTGCTGCTTCAGCGATTGTTACAGGTTTCGCTGTTCAAATGACTTCTGGTACGGCTGCAGGATAAGGGAAATGATGTTTACTTGTAAGACAGAGAACTGCCCTATGGGTGATGAGAAGCACACGCCACATCCTGAAGGTTTAGCGTTGATTTGCTGTTTCTGTTCACAGGAGTTGACTCCAGATGAGTGACCCTAAGCAACCCACTAATCAGACTCTCTTGTTGCAGATAGTCAGAGATATTGAGATTCTAAAAGCAAACAGTATTCAGATTCTTGAGTCATCTCGTGATCATGAAGCAAGAATACGTGAGTTAGAGAAGCAGATAAACCGTAACGCTTGGATACCTGCACTTGTTACAGCTCTAATCACTTCAGGCGTTATTTTGGTTGTTACGAAAGGTTTAGGGTTCTAAATGATTACTCCAGGAGCATTTGACATCACTTGTTTTCAAGGTGCAGACTTTGACCAACAGTTTGCTGTAACTCAAGGTGGGACTGCCCTGAACTGGACAGGCTATACAGCTCGTATGCAGGTTCGTGAAGCAGCAGACGCGACAGCAACCCTGCTTGATTTGAACACTAACGGTTCAGGTATCACTTTGGGTGGCACTGCAGGGACTATCACTGTTGTTGTTACTTCAACTCAGTCAGCTGCTATCCCTTCAGGTAGTTTCGCTTATGACCTTGAACTTGTTTCTTCAGGTGCACAGGTGACAAGACTTTTGCAGGGTTCTTTCAATGTTGTAGGGAATGTGACTAGATGAGCAACACAAACATAACAACAACTACTGAAACAACTACTGTCGTTGTTGAAGAAAACATTGTCCGTATTGAACTGAATAACATTGGTGTTCAGGGTGTGCCTGGGGCAAATAATGATCCTGTTTATGTGACTGTCCGTAACGCTACAGGAAGCCTAATCACTAAGGGAAGTATCGTTTATGTTTCTGGCGGTAATGGTACGCATACACAGGTAACTAAGGCTTTGGCTACTTCTGATGCTACTTCTGCACGTGTCCTAGGTTGGTTGAGTCAAGACATCGCTAATAACGCTGACGGTCTTTGCATGGTTGAAGGTTATCTTGACGGTGTTGACACTCAGGGCGTTACTGAAGGTGTTCAACTGTATTTGTCTGGGACTGTTGCAGGTGCTTATCAGGTCACTAAGCCTGTAGCTCCAATACATCTTGTTTATGTTGGTGTTTGTGTCAAGGCTTCTGCAGGTAATGGCCGAGTTTATGTCAAGGTTCAAAACGGTTATGAGTTGAATGAGCTGCACGATGTTTTGATTACTGCACCTACAAACAATCAGGTTTTGGCATACGATTCTGCTACACAACTTTGGAAGAACGCAACAAACGCCCCTGACGGAGTTACAAGCATTACTGCTACTGCACCCCTAACAGGTGGGACTATTACAAGCACAGGAAGCATCGGTTTAGATCAGACTGCGTTGAGCATTACACGCTCACAAGTTTCAGACTTCACTTCAGGTACAGTCACATCTGCAAGCACTGCTCAACAGGCAGGTACAGCTGTGTTTGCTAACACTTCTGGAACTGCTACCTATGCAACTACTTCAGGCACAGCTGTAAGCATTTCAGGTTCAATCACCAAGAGTCAGGTCAGCGACTTTACTTCAGGGACAGTAGCAAGTGCAGGCACAGCTCAACAATCGGGAACTGCAGTATTTGCTAACACTTCAGGAACAGCTGTTTATGCGACAAACTCTGGTACTGCAGTCTTTGCGACAAATGCAGGTACAGCAGTCTTTGCGACTAACGCTTCAACAGCTGTAAGCGTGTCAGGTTCAGCAATCACACAATCACAAGTAGTCAACCTAACAACAGATCTAGCAGGCAAAGCAAACCTTGCTGGGGGCAACGCTTTCACAGGTGCACAAACAGTCACTGCTTCAACTGCTACTCAAGTTCCCCTAACTCTTGTAGCTGCTTCAGGTCAAACAGCAAACCTACTCTCCACTGCTGGTGGTGCACGTATTCCATCAGCAGGAAACTACTTTATTGCTCCAGGCTTGACTTCAACATTCGTTGCTGACTTCAATGCTGGAAACGCAACAACAACTCCTGTAACTATTGCTGGTGTATCAGGTCAAACTGCCAACTTGCTTAGACTTGCAGTTGCAGGAACAGATGTTGCAACTATCGGCTCTGCTGGACAGATTAGGACTGCTGCAAGCCTTAGAAACATTGTCATGAATGATGTTGTTGCACAGCTATCGTTGCAGGCTTCAGCTTCAGGCAATCCTGTTGCAATTTTGCGTGGAGCTACATCTCAAAGTGCTGACTTGCTAAAAATACAAAATGATTCTGGTGTTGATTTAGTTCGTGTGGACAGTGCTGGGCGTGGAATCTTCCCAACTGTTTTGGCAGGTGCTTTGACTGGTTCTATTGGTGTTCAGATGGCTGTTCAACCTACCTCTGCCAGCATTCCAGGCTTCGCTGTTCGTGGTGCTGCGAGTCAGACGGGTAACTTACTTGAGATACAGTCAAGTGCGGGTTCTATACTTAGCAGATTTGAGTCAACAGGTAATCTTGTTGTGCCGGGAACTACTGGGGCTATTTCAAGCGGAACATTTATTATAGGTTCACGCAATAGCGGTGCAGAACTAACTATGGTAAGACAAACCGCTGCTACTTCTAATCCGGGTGCTAACCTTGCTCGTATGTATTTTAGGGACGGCACTGTTCCGGGAACCCTTAAACTTGTTGTTCGTGCAGGTGCAGCTGGTGCTGAAACAACTATCCTAGATAACATCCCAACATAAGAGAGATAAAGACATGACATTCAACGTTTCACCCGAGCTCAAGGCTCAACTACTAACTGAGCGAATCACAGCTCTAAATCTTGAAGGCTACCAAAACGAACTAAACCTAAAGTCTGCTGAAGCTCTAGGTAATCAAGAAGTAGTAGATCAGGCCACAACGAACATTGCTGTTATTCAGTCTGCTATTGCAGTTCATGAAGCAGAGTTAGCAGATTTAGCGTAATAACTGTTTGATAAACTTAGGCTATGTCTAAGTATGTTGAACCTTTTAGCCCGAAACTTCGTAACGATGAGTTCGGCAATCTAGCCCCATACCGTAATGGCAGGCCACACAGGGGACAAGACTGGAGTCCTAAAGAGTTATCACCTATCAAGGCTTCAGGTACAGGCACAGTGTTTGCTAGTGAGTGGTCTGATGTCTTGGGCTGGTATGTGACTTATTCTGCAGTCCTAACAGACAATAAGGGTAAAGTGCATAACGTGTTTATTCAGGATGCTCACCTGGCAAAACAATCAGATCTAGTCAAGGGTGACAAAGTCGTTGCAGGGGAAACCGTTATCGGCAAAGTTGGTGGGGGCAAATACAAGTCAGGTTCAGCTTCAACAGGTGCTCACCTACATCAAACAATCGGCAAAGCAAACAAGTCATGGTCAAATCCTGACGTGCATTTGGCTGCCTACAAAGATTTACTCAACCCACTAAGTTTCGTATAAAGGAAATCATGAAAACCAAAATCACTACCAGAGTCAAAGCTGTAACCGATGTTCTAGCAATCCTTGCATGGCGTGGATTTGGGATTTTCTTATTCATCTTGGGTGGTTCGGCTGGTGTAGGTGCAGCGTTGACAGGTAACTGGCTTGATGGTGTGATTATTGCTTGGGGAACACTCATGATCGGTGTTATCGGGGCTATCGGATATGCGATTGCAACAACTGGGACAGTCACTAAGGCTGATGTTGCTAAAGCAAGCAACGATGCTATTCAAAAGGCCGAAAATCAGGCTAAACAGGTCAAAGACACTAAGTAGCGTACAGATACACGCTTTTAGGCTGTAAAACGCTTGTAGACCCCTTACAAGGCTGTTTTGGGGCTAATCCTGCTCGTAACGTCTAATCTTTTTACGCTGGTCAGGTGTTGTAGCACCCCAAATACCGTATTCTTCAAACATCCCCACTTTTAGGCATTTATCCATTACAGGGCATCGCATACAAATCTCACGTGCCGTTTCTATCGTTTCGTTTCTTATTCGGGGATGCGTGTTCGGGGCAAAATCTTCAGGGAAGAAAATCTCTGGCACTTGCTCACACTCCACCCCACCTAAATCTGTTATAGCTTCATGCAGATCTAAAGTAATACGATTTAGAAACAGTTTGTCAGTGGTCATACATAAACTCTAGGTATGAGTAAAGACAAAATACATGAAATCCTTGAAACTGCTATCAGTTTAGGTACACACGCAAATCAGTCCCCAGAATGGTATGCACTACGCAATCAGCCAGGAGTTATCTCAGGCAGCGAAATCGGCACAATCTTAGGACTATCACCTTGGGTAAGTGCAATCACACTTTGGGCAGAAAAGACAGGCAAACTTGAACGCTCTGTAACACCTAACACTGCGATGCGTTTAGGCACACTTGTTGAACCTGCAATCCGTCAGCTATATCAAGAATCGCACCCTGAGCATACTGTTGTTGAAGTAGGCACTTACGCTGCAAAGGATGCTGAGTGGATGCACGCTAATCCTGATGCGATCTGTTTAGACGAAAACGATAACGGCTACATTCTTGAAATCAAACACACTGCAACCTATTGGGACAGTATTCCTGAAAACTATAAGGCTCAAGTGTATTGGTATATGCACGTCTTCAACCTGCGTAAAGCAGTGTTTGCTGTAGTCAATGCAGGCCGATACAAAGAATACGAACTGCTTTGGGATGACTTTGAGTTTGATGCAATCCTGCAACAAGTCAACAAGTTCCGTAAGTATGTCCTAGACAACATTCAACCTGACTGGGATGGAAGTGAGTCAACTTATGAAACTGTTAGACAGCTTGCACCTGGTATTGAAGCACGAGATGAAGAACTAGGGCAGTTAGGTATTGAACTAATCAACGCACAAACAGACTTTGATGCAGCTGAAACACATCTGCGAGAAATGAAGTCACGTGTTATCGGTGCGTTGAACGGTGCAAAGAACGGCACTGTAGACGGTCAAATCGTAGCAACACTAAGTCAAAGAGCAGGGAACGCCCCTTATCTAACAATCAAGAAAGCAAAAGCATGAAAATAAGTGATCTAAAAGGACTAACCGTAGGCAACAACATCGCCATAGTTATTCGCAACGACAAAATCAAAAGCACAGCTGTTTCAGGTGTCTTATCAGGTATTCAAGTCCTAGACTCAGGCAGCGTAGGCGTAACCCTGTACGGTTTGCCACAATGGATTTGGTTAGAGAAGAACATGACTGTAACTTGGAGCGATAACTAATGGCACACTTCAACCTAAGCGAGTATCAAACTGTTCAAGAGCGTATAGATCTGTTCTGGCAAAAGTTTCCTGACGGCAGACTTTACACAGAGCTTGTATCGTTTACCCCTGACCAAGTTGTTTTCAAGGCTGAATGTTATGCAAACAAAGATGACGTTTACCCTTTAGCTGTTGACTACGCTGAAGAACGCTTAGGCTCATCTCCAGTTAATAAGACAAGTTTTCTCGAAAACTGCTCTACTTCCGCTTTGGGAAGATGCATATCGTTGCTCGGGAATGAGTTCAGCCCTAAAGGTAAACGCCCAAGTCAACAAGAGATGAACAAAGTTGAACGCCTATCTAAACCTGAAGTGTCACGCAACTGGCAGGCTGCACTAGATAACATCAACGACATTGAAGGTCTTAGATCGCTATACAACGAAGCGAAACAAGGTAAAGCCCCTACTGCTATTCTGGAAGCAATCAAGGGTAAGGCCGATGGAATCACTGGAGCTGCTTCAAGCAATTAGCGTACTCTCTGCACACATCAGAGAGTTAGGTGAACTTGTCGTATGCCTTACAGATGACCCTGTACTTCGCGGTAAAACTTTGATTCGGCTAAATGAGCAGACTATAAGACTCAACACGCTGATAAGTTACATGGATTAGGTGTTTTCTCTGTAGTTGTGGTTAGATACAGGTTATGACCGTATCGGACAAAGATGAACTGTATCAGGCGTGTACACGCTGTGGAGCTTGGATTGTTAGAGATGTTGTCCATAAACGTAGGCAACGCAACGATCAGTATGCTGACGAATGTAAAGACTGTCGTGATGTACGCAAATACAGTGAAACGTATTTCCTTCGCACCGTAATCCGTAAACATCCAACACTAGGCAAAATAGAATGTTTAGCTTGGAATGGTGAGATTGACGATAACTGGAATCCGATAGATGAGAACGGTGAACTGTATCGCCCTGGTAAACGTATTTGTGGTGCTAAAGACTGTGTGAGCATACATCACGTTATTGAACCTAAAACACGTGCTAAGGTTTCAGATAAGATAAAAGTGGAGTCAGCCCTAGGAAAAGAACTGACCCCACATAACCGATAACACAACTATCGGCATTCTCATTCTAGCAGTGAGTAGCCGAAGAAAGGCTACACATGAAGCAACCTGCTAACAGTTTTGAAGCTGTCAAACTTGTCTTAGATAGAGCACCTAAAGACTTGACACACATCCAGCGACTTGTGTTGATCCAAATTGCCCATCATTACCCCACCCCACATCTCTCTCAGAAGACTCTTGCAGCTGAAATAGGTTGTAAGCGTGTTGACACTGTAAATCGTGCTGTTCAGGCTTTAGTGAAGCGTGAACTGTTGATTGTGAAACGTCAGGGGCAGGCTAGAGCTAACAAGTATGAGTTGAATTACGGTTCCAACGTATACGCTCAAACCGCATCCATGATTACACGCCAAACCGTAAGTCATGTATACGGTCAAACCGTACTTAAACAAACAAGTAACAAAAAAGAAAACAAAGCGTTTTTTGATTTTTTAGGGAACTTCCCAAACATGACTGTTGATGAAGCCAAGGTTTATCGTGCTTGGACAAAAGCACTCCTAAAGGGCACTAGTGAAGATTTACTTGTTACTGCTTCGCAGGCTAATAGGGAAATGCTTGAACCTGATGCATGGTTGAACTTTGAAAAGTGGCGGAGCTATAAACCTGAGATTGATGAGATCGCAATGCTAAGAGAAAGAAGTATCTGATGAATAATTTTGAACATTTGAATGAAAGACGTGTTTTGGGTGGCTTGATGGAGTTAGGTGATGAAGCGTATGTTGAGTTGGATTGGGATGAAAAGTATTTTGATGACACTGCTAACAGGCAGATTATGCAGCTGATTCTTGCTCAGATGGATGATGATTTGCCTTATGACAGGTTTACTGTGGGTGTGATGGGGCAGAGAAAGGTTAGTAATAGTTTGTATTACGACATTTTGGGTTGCTGGGAAGATAAGGCTTTTTCTTTGGTGGATCTAAAGTTTTGGCATGGTTTGGTTGTTCAGGCTTGGCAGAAGCGTGAGCGTGAGTTGCAGGCGAAGATTATTATTGAGAACCCTGATAAGGCTGCTGAAGCTATCCAGGCTATTGCAGAGTTGCAGTCTGTGTCTGTGGCTGGCGATGTTTTGAAGACTGTTCAGGAAGATTATGATGAGCATTTGCAGGTTCGTGAAGATGGTGTTGCTTTGTTGCCTACAGGTGAGCCTGCGATAGATAAGTTGTTGGGTGGTGGTTGGAGAAGTGGTATTTATGGTGTTGCTGGCAGGCCGAAGCAAGGTAAGTCTATGGTTATGCTTCATTTTGCTCGTAAGTTGGCGGAGCAGGGCAGGAATGTTTTGTTTGTTAGTTATGAGATGGATAAGCATCAGGTTTATGACCGTTTGCAGGCTGCAGTGTTTGGTATTGACAGTAATTTGATTGCTAAGAATGAGCTTGATTCTGAAAATGAGAAAGATAAGGTTTGGAATCGGGATAAGGTTCGTTTTGGTGTTGGTGCGATGCCTAAGAATCTTATTGTTGTGAACCCTGTTGATCGTGATGTGACTGCTTTGCATAGGTTGATTAAGCGTACTAAGCAGAAGTTGGGTGGCTTGGATGCTGTGTTT